CCAAATTGCATTTGCGTATATAGTAATAATTCTATATTATTTACCAGCTATTATTTTTCAAACACACTCACATACTTACTTGAGGCTGTAATATATAATCCTGACTTAAGCTTATACATACTGCCGCTTCCCACCTTGATAGGCCCCTGAACCACAGTAAATACCTCGTTCTTCTTTACTGTTCCTGCTGCCGCAGATACATCCCATGAAGGTGTTTTTCTCACAGTCAGTCCATCAGCTCCATTATATATTACCTTAACATACTTCTGTTTTGCTGGAGTAACAGATGGCGCCTGTGGCTTTGGTGCTGCTGGGGCAACATAGTCAGCAAGTGCATATGCTATCGCATTGCACACATCATCGAATTTATTTTTGTAATTTGATGCATCCGGATCATTTACAAAGCATACCTCTATCAACATAGATTTTGCTTTTGTTCTATGTACTACATACAATCCTGATCCATCCTTTACACCACGATTATTGAATCCCAGTGCCGAGATATGTTCACATACTTCAAGGGCATCCTGGTACTGTCTGCCCTTATAGGTATATACCTCTACTCCTTTTCCCTGTTTTGCCGAGTCATTATTAAAATGAATTGAGATGAACCAGTCAAGGGTATCCTGATTGGCAAGTGCTACAGCCTGTTTAAGATAAGCGGACTGTGATGCAGCCTTATCAATCGTACATGGCACCACTGTTACTCCCATGCTTTTAAAGATTTCTGTAAGCCTCGTTACTACTTTACGTGTTTCCTGTGACTCAACGATTACTCCACTTGTGCCGTATCCCGGTCCTGAAATTGTATGTCCTGCATTTAATCCTATTCTCATTTATTTATCTCGCTTTCTTTTTGATCTGATCCTGCAAAATGTTCTGTCTGCGATTTGATATTCTTCACTAGCGGCAATAAAAACGATGGTATCTGAATACCAATATCAACCATATTTTCAAGAATTGATATTATTTCATTACATATAATCCATATTGCTACCACGCATGCGATTAAAAATGTAACCGGTATTTTAACACCAATTGTCTGCGATGCATACAGCAATAATTGATCCATGACAGCTCCAACGACTACGAGCAGCCACATAGATACCTTTTTCTTGATCCCTTTGATACTGCGATAAGAACTGATACCTCCGTCCGGTCGGTTCTTTGCTGCCATAAGGCCTGTTGCATAATCGATAATGTTGCATAAGATCATGAGAAGCACTGGTATATATAGTGTTCCCAACAGTGCAGACAAAAACGCTGCCACCACTGTTACTATTGCTTTGATTGTGTTAATGTTTTCCATTGTTTGCTCCTTTCTTTAAATATAAAAGAGCCGGCACCATTTCTGGTATCGGCTCTCAGGCTCTAATGTATCTTTCTTCATCTGTTTTGTTATTTTTAATTATAACACAAATTTAATATAATTTCTCTACTATGTTATCATTTTTCTACATTAAACAATACATTTTCTGTGATTGTTTTTCACGTTTGCTCTTGATACCTCTGCATATATCATAGTTGTTGCAATGTTTACATGTCCTAAAATCTGTTGTACCTCAGTTGCCGTTGTGTGCCTGATCAGATGCGGATACAGGTCCGATACAAATAATGCCTCTTCGTTGTCATTTCTCGAATCAAGATAGTTTTTTTTATACCGCCCTAAATACCTCTTGTAACTAATAATGTTCCACCACTTAATCCTGACGGTAATCCTGTCAGTTTTCCACCAGAAACACCAAGCGTGATATTTGTTGCAGTTGGTGAACCATAATATGCTGGTTTATAATAATTTGTGCCATTAAAAGCGTAAACAGTTGTAGACGAACCACCCCACTGTGATTTTGTAGTTTCATAAGCGTAACCATAAGCCTTGATTGTCCCAGATGTTGTCTTGAAAGATACCGTTGGGTTTGCAACATCTACAAGATACGCTTCGCAGTTGTTATTAGATATACCACCAGACATGTTAGCAGTTCCAGTAATTTTGAGTCCGTTTTCACTTGTAAAAGTAATACCTTTGCGAACGTCTGCCGGACTTGCACTTCCGAAATAGTTGGCAATGATACTAATTTTGCATCGTTGTTCCTGTCCTTTTAATATCATTTTTTCTTCGTTTTTTGGGTATATATTCGAATTGATTGTTACAACACATAATTCACCGTAAGAGGTGTGCGTTTTAATATAATCAAGGTCACTTTCGCTTATCGCGGCATATGTCAACATGTCATTAACTGGAATACTACCGGTTATCAACGCCCCTGTTTTATCATGAGCTTTTACACCGCTTTCCATCATATCTGCGGTTACCGTATCCTCCGTCAAATCAAGTAATACCTTACCGGCATATTCCACTTTATTTACAGCCATACTCAATCACCCCTAACCAATCGTTACTGTAGTTCCACCGGCAGAGTTTTCTGACTCCACGTAAGGAATCTTTTCGACTGTAACCTGCGACAGATGCGTATATCCAGCATCCGGCATAATGGTCTGCGGTACACTTGACGGAGTGACCGTCTTAGCCTGTGCCTTTACTCCCTCACTACCGCTCATTGTACCTTTTACTCCGAGGATGGTCACACCCTCTCGGATATTATTAGCGGTCAGTTTCTTCTTTTCTGTGGCATCAATCCCAACCTTTCCAGAGCCATCATGGTAGCCCTGTGCAATCACATAGCTGTCTGTCAGAGTCTTGATAGATCCTGTCACAGCTCCATTATTCGGCATCGTGCCGACAAGCTTTGTACCTCTTGCGTAGGCGGTTTTGCCTTTTAAAATCTCCGCAACTGCGACAGTGGCATCATTAGAATCTACGTCAAACGTGCACGTTCCTGTGACCAATTCTCCGTCTTTTCCATGTGCCGTGATACCGCTCAACAGCTTATCCGCAGTCACAGTATCGCCTGTTAAGTCAATCAATGTCTTTCCACCATATACTACTTTATTAATACTCATAATTTACAATTCCTTTCCAATAAATACAGTCTGTCCACCTTCAAGATTTGACACCTCGAAAAATGGAATTTCTTTGATTTTTACATTTTCTGTCAGAAACTTTTGACGTGTCGCAAGCTCTTGTTTTTCTACTTTTGGCGTGACCGTGTAATCGCCTTTGTAGTACTCCACTCCGGTGTGGTCGGATACAATCTGGAAGTGCTCAAAGTCAACCTTAATCTGCTCATTTCTAGTGCAAAAATCCACGTCCAGTTTTTTGTCAAGCTCGCGAAAGGTTACATCGAATCGCATCAAATCACTCCTTCTTTCAGGATCCTGCCGACATATACGCTCATGATGTCGGATGCAAGAGCCTCTCCGGCTGTAGTTCGCACTCTTATCTGTATCTCAGCCTGTGACCGTGACTGTTGTTGTAATTTTAGCGTGTCCTCCTGTGTCGGAGTCAGTGATACGGAAGTACCGGAGCAATTACAATCTGACAAGGTTTTTTCTAGCACCGTAGCTCCATTTTGTGCCAACGTAATGTACATCTCCGCAATCAGTGAGGTGTCAAATGGCATTGTAAACTCTAACGTAGGTGTGGTACCTCTTATCATGCTATCCCCCTCCTAGTATCTAAATCTCACAATCTTAGTATCATCTGACCAACAGCCAAATGTATCATTATCACCGTAAGCTCGGACACTTACTGTGGCTCCGTCCATACCATCAGCAAAAAATTCATCTGTATAATTCGTTGCATAAAATGATGTATATGTTGTATCAAATTCTTTGTAAGATCCATCAGCCTTTGTGACACGCACTTTGTAAGACGTTGCATTTTCGACCTCTGACCATTTGACGGCTACGTGACTATAGTTAAAATACCTTGATGCACTCTTGAAATAAGATGCATATTTCACTGTCGGTGCAGCGAGGACGCATTTCTCAAGCCAATTTTTTACATAGTTGTCGAGTGCATCTTTTAAAGCACCATCGGGCTGAAAGTTAATATCCGGAATCTTTACAGATGGCGGTTTAAGTGGTGGCGTACATGCCGACACCGGTACGGCACTGGAAAGAACTAGTGTAAGTGCGCAGATTATAGCTACTAAGTTTCTTCTTTTTCTTTTCATGTTGATTCCTCCTTAGTTTTAATTATTATCTAAGCCGAAATATCCGAATGTATTCTGATTGTTTTTTACTATATCGTTACATAATTTTTCAATTATGCTTGAAACTTTAACATATGCTGTTGTAGTAAAGTGCCCATATCTTGAAATACTCCAATCTGTACTGTCTATAACAACACCATCGTTATTATCTGCATAATTCACAAAATAGCATAAATCATACAACTTAGACAAATCCCTTATTGCGTTTGAGTATATTTTACTAGTATCTGATAAACTATATAAAGAAACCATGAATATAACACAATTAGGGTTTTTTGTTCTTATAGTTTCTATTATGCTTTTAATGTAGCCACAAAATGAATCTGTACCTGGCGCATCTGTTGAGTTTCCAACTTGATACCCTGCATTTATATCGTTTGTACCCAATGCAATAAATATTGCGGACGCTAATTCATTATCATTTTGGAATTTATCATATAATGAACCTGTGTTATTTAACCAATTTTTAGCGGTCATACCGCCTTGAGAATAATGCTCACATTTCAAACCATTTCTTCTAGCAATATTGGATAACCATGAAAAATCATATCTGTCTATATATTTATTATCTCTAACAATTTCACCGCTTGCTAAACTATCTCCAATAACACCTAGTTTGTGAAAAATTGTCATAAAATTGACTGTTTCTTGCGGTTGAAGTAAAGTAGCGCAATCAATATAAATTTTATAATCATATGCCACATTGACATATGTACAAAAAACATATTTACCATATGATTTTATATTGTAAACAAGAGTTTTTTCATTACTATCTGTTGATACAACTAATGGTGTATAAGTTCCATCCTCGTTATACATTGAAACTAAAGAAACATTATTTAAATAACCTTGTACTAAAGATTTAACAATTTGACCTTTGTATAATTTAACTGGTTCACTGTATACAAAACTAGGATTATCGGCTACTGAGCCATCAGCAGTTATATATCCGCTTTTAAATTTTGTAATTGATAACGGTGTTAGATTAGATTCTTGTATTATGTTATTTGCACTTTCAACACCGTTTTTTAAAACTACGTTTGAAATGTCAGTCAGTATTTTTAAATGAAGTGACGAAGTAATACCGCTAACAACAATATATCCTTTTCGTGGTACTATAAATGTATATTCCCTGTGTGTACTATCAATCGACCAACGTCTATCATCTGATGCCAATGAAAGATTTCCATTTTCATCACACATGTTAATAACGACAATATTTGTTAAATATCCTGTGGCGGTTAATTTAACAATATCATTAGCATTAACAGGAATTGGACTACTTGCAACAAATCCAGCTTGAGAAATATATCCCTCATTATTTATATACGTATTTTCTTTTAAGGTATATGTTGGTTTTGATACTCCACAATACTTATCTATATCTTCCTTTAGTGAACCAACGACTTCTTCGATTTCATTCACAACAGAAAAGGCCCCGTACTCTTCTGTACTCGTTTCATCAAGTTCAACAGCTACATATTTAGCACCTAACTCTGCCGCCACAAATCCACTGTAAGCACCAAGATATGTACTCACTGCACTATCAGAACTCGTTCCAGTTAGAAATTGATATCCATATTTTGTTGCAACATACAAAACGTCATCAATAGGATACAGCGCCACTTTATTTGATGGATGACTTGCTATGCTATTATCAATGAGTGTTACGTTTGCAATTGTGCTTTCCGGCTCAACAGCTCCTTCCACTCGGTACATTGTACTATTCAATGCCTTTGTACTTTTATTCAGAGTGCTTATCTGTGATCTAACTGCGTCACCTGCATTTGGATAAGTCTTTCCGTCCGCGCCTACTCTTATATCAGTTAATTCAGCATCACCTGTAGTTGAACCAGATGGAAGCTTTGCAAGATTGTCAATTCTCTTACGCTCAACATCCAGCTCTGTTTTAGATGCTTTTGTTGAATCGAGCTTATTTAAACCAACATCCAGCTCTGTTTTAGATGCTTTTGTTAAGAGATCCTGCCTTGCCTGCAAATCCGTAGTGCCCGCCTTGCCCTCTTTATAACAAGTTTCAATTCCAGCTGCTATGGATTCCCGCACCTCTTTTCCATATCGTGCCTCTCTGATAGTGTTTAATTCATTCATAATATCTGACATACTCTAATCCTCCTTGCTTTCTTCCTGCCCTGTGATGCTGTCTTGTGTGTCAACAACCAATGTTGACTCTAACTCACTTTCTTTTGGTCTGCTGCAATATTCCATTCCCATCCCTGCCTTTTGGTATTTTTTTGTTTCGATTGACCAACTTTCAATAAGACCATTCTTTATATTTACAGTTGTTCTATCCACACTTGTAATGTTTCCGTCCTCCCAGGATAGGCCCGATATAAAAGATGTACTGCCAGTTGCTGAGCATATACTCCAATTTTTAATCAGACCATTTTCAATGGTAATACCACCATTCGTGTTATCCGGAAATAATGTACCGTTTGCGCCATTGCGAATAAGAGCTGTTGCTTCATCCCTTGCTGCCTGGAGCATAGATTTTTCCTGTGGCAAGCTCTGTTCTAATGTCTTTACAGAGCTTGTAACCTGTTGTGTATATGTCTTCTTTAATGTATTACTAAAAACCACAGTATTTTTTTCCGGACTTTGCAAATATGTGGTTTTCTTCTGCAATGGAAATCTTGTATCCATTCCAAACGGATTTGCAAGAGTACGTACCACATCTCCAACCTCATATGTATCGATATCTGCATTTAGCATCGACATATCAACTGCGGTTACTTCAAGCGTCATGGTTTCATACTGATTACTCTTCAACCACTCCTCTGCTTTTTTCTTCAAATTATCCGGGTCAGTCACATCATCCCAGTTTACCACTTTCCGAATCCATCCAAAATGATCCACTGCATTTTGGATAAATACATAATCTTTACCATCGTTTACAGATTCTATTGTGGTATATGCATCCAATCCATCTATTACACTTTGGTCCAGTCTTGCGCCTAATGGAATAACTGCAGTTGCTATATCTGTCCCAGATGTACCACATGTAAAATCTAATAAGTTGTAACCGAACTGAATAGGCTGTGCACATACTTTTCCATAATCCTCAAGTGTAACCAAATCCAAATATCTTATACCGTCTTTCTTGCGAATACGCAAATAGCCACTTAATCGATCGCATAATTTGTTCCGTAAATCTGTAAGTGTATCCTCTCTGTTAGTAAATCTGTATATACTGTCATTTGAATCTTTTACAGTCACTACTCCAACTTCAAATTGTTTTTCTTTCTCAACCTGGTTGTTGTGGATTGTAAGCAGATTAGTAAAAAACTGCAATGGGGTCTGGTTCTGGTACTTCGCCTGCGGCTGGATTGAATCATATAAAAAGGCAAGCTCTCCTACACACTTCACTTCCTTTTCACCTTTTAATACTTCACTGTATTCCCTTACCTGTCCGTTAAAAATTTCATTACCGTCTTTTAAAACCAGTACCATACTTACACGATTTTCAATCTTACTATACAGTGGGTTCGTACAAGGAACAGTAAACTCGAATGTGCCTGCATCATTTAATGCCTGTGTCAGCGTTGCATCATAAATAACAGCCTCTTTATCATTCGGAAAATATAGTGTTTTTCCATCAAGTAAAACTTCATATATCATAGGTATGCTCCTCTGTAATTTATGGTTACAATTCCAGTTCCTGTAAAACTAAGAGTTATATCATTTTCTGCTACAACTATGGCCGGGAAACGATATGTACCATCCTCCGGCATATCATAAGTTCTTCCTGCATATGTCAGTTTTAATTCATTTACATTTTTTACGGTAAAAACTGGCACCTGCGGCATAATTCCGCCTATTAATACAAGTTCTTTATTGTATTCACTTACAGTGATTTCATTATATTCACGCAGTACTCCCTCTTCAAAGTCAAACGTATCCCAAAGCCATTCTTCAGCAGTATTATAAATATCATATTTAAATGATTCGGCTGTTCCACTTAAGGTTATAGTTCCAACACTTCTTTTTGATTTGCTACGGTCAACAGACAGCCTACATACATAATAGTGACTAAGGTCATTATCTACAATCACCTTGCACTTTTTCCCATGTATCATAGTGGCAATCCTAAACGTGACAACCTCCCATAAATCAAAATTTCCACGAAGAACAAACTCAAATGTTACATTGCTTCTATCCTCATATAATACCCTGCCAAACACCTCCGACAAATCAATATTGCCAGAGGCGCCTGGTACCGAAATATAATTGGTTTTTGGGCTCGGGAATGGAATCTTAAGTGCTGTCATTTTAAGTCCTAATTCACTTGTATGAAATGCATCAGTTTCTGTAATTATTTTAATTCCAAAGTTTCCCATATACTCTCCTTATGTTCTCACTGTTGCAAAATCACCCAATGCAGCATCTACGTGAGGGGCTATAATCTTTCCTGCTCTCTTTCCATCAATATTTACACTCATGCCTTTTAGCGCACTTGCTGTAGCCTGTGCCTGCGCATCATAGTCATATACCGCATTGTATGTGGCCGCGTATGAACCGCTTCCCACAAAGTTTGCTTTCATGGTAGATTCATTTGCCTTAATAGACTTATTAAGCGTGTCGTAAGGATTGTAGTCTGCTATAGGTTCATCCATGCCGGCTACGCACATTTCTCCAACCCACTTAAATTTACGTGACGGAGAGTGAATGCCAAGCACATCCTTGAATCCTTGTAACAGTTTTCCTGCGAGGTTGCTGACTTTCTTTGTCAGTCCACTCCATGCTCCTTTGATACCTTTCCAAAGACCTGATACTATATTTTTTCCTGTACTCATAATTTTGTTCGGGAGATTTGCAAGTCCGTTGACTACCGAATCGAACAGTCCTTTTGCGGCTGCTTTTCCTTTTTCTCTCATGTTAGAGCCCCATTCTACAACCTTGCCGAGTGCAAAGCCTATCCAGTAAGCTATCTTATCCGGAAGTTCCGATATGAACCCAACTGCTGCAGTTATCATGTCGGATATAGCCGTTGTAACTGTTGTGTATACGTTCTGTCCCCACTCTAGGAGTTTTCCGGGAAGTTCATTGAACCAGTCAAATATCGACTGGATAAAATTCGGTATGGTTTCTGTGAAGAAAGCAACTATATTGTCCCAGCTTTCTCCCATTCCGTCCTTCACAAAATTTATAACCTCGACTCCCAGTCCAAGCCAATCGTAATTAACAAAAGCTTCAACTATCGCGGCTATTATCTGCGGTATTGCCGCCAGAATATCCGGTATACATGATAAAATTCCCTCAATAAGCTGCAGCAGAAGTTTAAGACCACACTCAATGAGTACTGGGCCATTATTTAACAACCCCTCTACCATGGACTGGATAATTCCCGGCAGATTCTGCAGTAATACCGGCACGGCCTGTATGATTCCGTCTATCAGGTTGCTGAGCAGGTCAGTTCCCCATCTGATGAACTCCGGACCATTCTCCGCCCAGAAAGAATTGATATTTGAAATCAGATCTGTAATAGTCTGAACTATGTTTGGCAGGTTTTCAGCAATTCCGTTTACAAGATACTCTATGAGTTCTTTACCGGCATCTATAAGATCCGGTGCTGCATTTATCATTGATGTAACTATTGTCTCGATAAGCTGTGAAGCAAACTCAACAATCTTTGGCAGTGCTGACACCAGTCCCTGTACAAGCTGTACCACAAGCTGTGTAGCATACGAAATCAGCTCCGGCAGATACTGCATCAGTCCCTGTCCCAGTGCCGATACCATCTGTATTCCCGCGTTTATCAGTCCCGGAAGAGTCTGCATTATAATCTCCGGTACCTTCTGTACTATGACCGGAAGCAGTTTCTCTATAAGTTGTCCCAGTCCTGTTAGTGCTATCTCTGTACGAGGAAGCATGTTCTCAAAGGCTGTGGATGCAGTATCAACGAAATTCTGTACAAGTGTATCAAAATCTGCATTATCGTCTGCCATTCCAACAACAAGGTTCTCCCACGCTGCTTTTGCACTGTTCAACGAACCCTCAATAGTGGTTGCAGCTTCTTTTGATGTGGTGCCGGCAATTCCTAAGCTCTCCTGCATTACAGAAATGGCATTTACGATATTTCCAAACGACAGACTGCTTTCATCTACAGTCACACCAAGTTTCTGCTGTACATCAGTCATCTGTGAAGCATCCTTGATGAGTCGCTTCATTTCTTCCTGTGTACCGCCATATCCAAGCTTTAAGTTGTCAAGCATGGTATAGTTCTGCTTTGCAAAGCCCTGGTATGCATTCTGAATATCGCGCATGTTAGTACCCAGCTTGTTAGAGTTATCTGACATATCCGTGATAGCTCTGTCTGCATAATTTGCGGCTTTTTCAGTATCTCCTCCAAGTGACTGTATAAGGCTTGCACTGAAGCTTGTTACAGTCTCCATGTAATTATTGGCTGAAAGGCCTGCAGTCTTGTATGCGTTGTTGGCATTGTTGAGCATAGTGGTCTGTGCTGTCATCAGGGAGTTATACTTACTCTCTATCTCTCCCACTGTCTTGCCTGTGGACTGTGCATATTCTTCCATGCTCTGTCCGCCTGCTCCAAACAGTGTCTCAACTCCTCCGACCATCTGCTCAAAGGTTGCATATCCTTCCACTGACTTCTTTACCAGTGCAGCCGCCGCCGTGGTACCTGCTGTGACTGCAGTTCCGACTGCTGCCGCCCCTACCTTTGCAAAGGTTCCAACCTTGGCCGATGCACCGGATACCATGCTGTTCATGTCCGATAATCCGGACTTAAGCTGGCTGTTGTCCAGCAGTGTTTTAATTATTAATTTTGGGTCGCTCATTGCCAGCTCCTTTCTTAAGGCTCTGGCTCTAAGGCTCCGGCTCTATCTATCCTTCGAAGTATTTCTCAAACTCTTCATCTGCAGCTTTCTCTTCCTCTGTCTCCTCATATGGAGGCATCCAGGCATCTTTGAGTGCACGGTACATCTGCGCCTCGTCTTTTATTTTCTCGCCTGTATATGCACGGTACCCCATGATTGCCGACAGCCTTGTGTTGTCAGGAAGTCCATTCATGAGTGCAAGGAACTTGTGCCAGTGCATATCCGTAGAAATAAGGTCTATGTGATATGCCTGCATGAATGCAGCATAGATGTAATCTCCGTCTATGTCGTAAAACAATACATCTTCACCATTATCGTGCTCGTAATGTGGCACTACATTCTGTGGAAAAGCAAATTCAAGGATTCCTGAATAATCATCAGCCTCCGAAAATGCCGGGATGTCGTTCTCAAACAGATATTTAATATCTATGACTCCCCTGTATCCCATTTTCTTCCATGCTTTGAAATCCTGTGTAAATCTGATCCATACTCTGTAATCTGTCTTTAATAAAAAAGCTCTGCCACCAACCACGATGGCATCCGGCAGAGCTTTACTTGTTATATTAATCATTTTCTTTGAGGGCTCCCTGAAGCTTGTCCATGCCCTCTGCGATGTTTAACATCTGCTGAATCATAGGGTTTCCGAGCACCTTAAGGTTTTCTTTCGCGACTGCTTCCCTGTCGGGCCTTGCGAATCCGTCAAGAACACCTCTGTATGCGGCATCTATCTCGCCTAAGTCCATCTCCGCGATATTTGAGATGTCGTTCGACTCGAAGATTTCCTTTGCGTTGTCTTCCCCCACCATTTCAGTAATGAAATTAAGCTTATTTTCATACTGTGTTCTGGTGGTGATTTTTGAATCCCTGCAGAGCTTCTTGATTTTTTCAATCTTCTCCTCTACTGCAAGAGTCTTTTTCGGAAGCTCGTACTCCCTGTTATGAATCTGTAATGTGTATTCCATGTTTTTTCACCCTTTCTTTATTTATCTGCGGTAAACGTCGGTGTGCCGTCCGTCATGGTGGCCGTGCCGTTCGTGATTCCGCCGCCGAAGATGATTTTAAAATCAAGCTTCTTGTCAACTGCTGCCAAATCCTGCATTGAGATAGTGCTGTCTGTCTCCCATGCTTTGTATCCTCCGTCTGTTCCAGGCTCCTGCATGAATACAATCATGCACTTTGTATGTGCAGCGTCTCCGGTTCTGCGCTCGTAGTAATACGGCCACATCATCTCATAGTCTTCAGAGCCTTTGTACATAACAAGGTTCTGGTCAATAGATGGCTTATAATCCTCCACCTCTGTAGTCGGTGACTCGTCAGCAATATAGTCATATTCTGTTTCAACCGGGTTCATCGACAGTGTGAGAGCGTCAGACTTCTTGATTCTGACGTACTTTGTGCCGTTATAAAGAAATAATGCAATTTTATGTTTTTTTACCAGCTCCAAGGCTGTCTTTGCTGCTTCTGGCATCGCTTTACCTCTCTTTCAAATATGTTAATTTTATTGTTATCTGATAAATAGCACTCGTATCCTCCTGCGATGTGATAGATGCCGAGTCTGATATGCCTATTTCAAGTGCCGTCATGCCCTCAGGCAGTTCGGGATAGTCCTCTTCAAGCTCTTTCTCCTCAATCCACTCTGAAAACTCATCCAGTGACGCGTTGTTCTCTATCCTCACATCGTCTTCCTGTGTAGGTTTCCTTGCAAAGAGGTTATAGTACTCTGTTATCTGTCTGCTTCCGTCCTGGAACTCAATCTCGCTTCGTTCCGGTGTCTTGTACAGGCTGTATGCGCTTATATCACCCTCAGGTGACTTTATGAAGTCCGTGAGGATATCTGAAAAATCCATGCCCTCATACCTTTTCAGGTACTCTGTGAGGCATTGGCCTATCGTTTTAGTGGTCTCCCATCTGTTCGGCAATCTTCTGTGCTCCTTTCAGTATCTTCTCGCGTCCGCCGCCATTCAACATATGCTCAAACCAGTATGCTGTACGACCGGCCTGATGGTGCATCGGTATATAGTACTGCTTTCTTGCATACGGCATATTGTAGACAATTTCACCGCTTCCAATAGTTGTATTAAGAACTCCGTTGTCTCTGAGTGCACCTGTATCAAACGGTACGAACGGATCCATTCTCCTTAAGCACTCTGAATCAATATACTGCTGCACCGGTCCGTTTGTATCTATGCCGTATTTTTCCACGGTCTTTTTGTCTGACGGCCAGTCTTTCATTGATAAATCAAATTGAATTATTCCACCCTCTATTTACATACCACCTTGTAATGCTTAAGCAAATCACCCTCTGTATTGTCTGAGAGTGATATTATCGTGCCGGATTTCTGATAATCTGCCTGAAGCTGTGATATCCTGTACTCCTGTGATATTTCTTTGAAGCATTCTCCGGCAACTATGATATCTTTGTTCCCTCTTGGGTTAAATGTGAAATAGCCCTCTATTTCGTCCACAGAGAGCTTTGAGTATTCCACTGCATCAACATATGCCTTTGTTCCGAAATCGGCTGTATCCGGCACAATGACCGTCAGAATCGGTGTGTAAATAACTGCCCCGCTCTGGCTTACCGTCCTGTCAGAAGAGTAATGGTACTCTACTCCATATATGACTGTTCTCTTCCAGATATCTTTTCCGTCACTGCCCTTATGTGCGTTGTAAACTGTTATGGTCTTGTCATTCACTAAAATGCACCTGCCAATCTGATTCCTATGCCCTTGTAGATGATTTCATCTATGGACTGCTGCACCTGTTCGGGGTTTGTGATGGCATATGATTCAGAATATCCGTTATTATTCACGGATGTGACTGCTCTGCCTGCTGCTGCAGACTGATTTGTCCAAAGGAAGTTACACAGCTTAAATACTGTGTCTTGTGCCCGCTCCTTTGGAATATTCATATACGGCTTTGCAATCCTGTTGTATTCTGCTTCTGCCTGTGCCTCGACAGCTTCAAACTGTCTCTGCGGTACCACTGTAGGAAAATGGAAGCTGTAATACTCCCAATTGATAATTGACATATTATAGTTCCCTTCTTTTTACGCTGCTTTCTTGTCGAGAATCTTGATGCCTGATAACTTACCGGCCATCTTGCTGTTTTTGAGGACAGCTCCGGCAATAAGCTCTACCTCACCCTTCTTTACTGCTCCAGGAGCTGAAAGATCAGGAAGATATGTCTTAAGCATCTTTGAACCATCCACTGAAATACCATGGAAAGCGTCAAGACCAAGCTTTGCGGCATAGATGCTTGTTGTTCCATATGCTGACTCTGTTGGAGTAGTTGTGTCTACAACATCCACTGTCTTTGCGCCGTCATAGTACTGTCCGGCATCTAAAAGAGCGATTCCGTTATATGTCTCTACATAGTTACCGAAATCATTCTTTGTTCTGTCGTAGTATCCGGCTCTTCGTGCTGCTGCCCTGATCTTTGTGAGCATCTTTGTGTTCATCATAAGGATATCAGGCTTTGCAGCAAGCAATGCGATAAAAGCATCAAGCTCATCAAGCAATGCGTTATAGTTGCTGTCCAGTGCCGATGTTGTTGAAACATCTACATTTGTCGAAACCTCTGTTGACTTTCCGGCAAGGATTTTCTTTAATCCGTCGAAGGTATTAACAATATATCCTGTTCCTGTCGCTGCAGATGTTCCGTTAATTACAAGGTTGTGGAAATAGTTCGCTCCTGCGAGTGTTTTCTGTTTGATCTGGAAATCAAGCTCGTTAATAGCTCCTGATGTCTGAGCGATTACACGGTCGATCTCAAATGAACCGCCGAGAATAACAGGGCTTGCTGTCTGTTTGGTTCTCTTTGCCTCATTCGGTGTGTATTCCTGGTTGATCTGACGGATACCGGCTGTTGATGGTGTCTCAAGTCTCTGGTATCCATATACCAGATTACTTCCGCCTGTTGGCGAAATGGTATCGTCAAATGTAAGCTTATCAAGTAATACCGAGTCTCTTCTAAACTCGTCAATTACCTGCTGGTCGATTTTATCTGTATAACCGACTTTTGCCTCTGCAAGTGTAAGTGCCATATTCTTTCTCCTTTACTTTTTGTAATATTCTTTGAGGGCACTTGAGATACTATCTGTGGTATTCGGGTGACTGTCATCTCCAATTCTTCCAATTGGACTTCCTCCTCCCCTAGCCTGTGGTTCAGGCTCTCCAAACAGCATCTTACTGTCCTCTGCCTCTGTGAGCTTCTTAATAGCTGCGGCAATGTCCTCTTTCTGGTTCTTTGACTGCATAAGCGTATCAACATCCAGTAATGCAGTAATTGCCTTTGCATTCTTACCATGTGCGCCTGTGATGGCATCTTTTATCAGATCATCAAAGTCTCTCTTAGCTTCCTTGTCTTTATAGTCATTCTCAATGCGTGCTTTTTCTGCTTTCAGGTCTTCAATAGTCTTGTTGAGCTTGGTCACATCCACGTCCTTGAACGCATCCAGCTTGGTCTGCAGGTCTTTCATGGCATCATCATTGGCCTTGATGGTCTTATTGGCCTTGTTCAGGCTTTCAACCTGCTTATTGTAGTCATTAACTGTCTTGTAATTCTCAAGAACAGACTTCTCAAAGTCTGCTTTCTTGTCCTCCGGCATCTCTATGCCAAAGTCTTTCATGATCTTAAAAATGTTCTCCATGGTATCCTCCTAAAATAATTTATTAACCGCATTTTCTGCGGTAGGGAATCGGAAAGAGCAGGATTGCACTGCTGCCGGCTGAAAAAAACGGATTGAAAAAAGTACCGACATGCCCTCAGGATGCACCTTTCCGCTAAAATATAAAAAGAGCCAAATAACTAAATCACTTGGATCTAATTATTTGGCTCTTGGCTCTATTGTGATAATTGATTCTTTTTTACATCTCTTGCAGTATCCCGGGAAATTCCTCAGCTTTGTATCATTTCGATACTTTATCATCTTCGGATATCCACATTTAGGACACCTGTACCAATATTCTTCTGTGGACATTTGCTCACCCCTTAGTCTGAGTATATCACATTGTCCTGAATATTCAAACAACTTTATATGCCCGGAGTATTTTATTTTACTCCTTTGGCAGCTTTGTTAATCAAAATTTATCATCATTCCACACTTATCACCCTTGAAATTATGTATTGTTTTTGGATCATGTTCAGTTCTAAATATTCCGGATATCTCTGTCTTACCGACTTAATAATATCTATTACAGAATTACATTTTCCAAATCAATATCAAGACCAAACTCTTTTAAGTCAGCATCTCTTGCTTTAAGCTCATTCTTAATGGTGTCTAATACCTCATAATAAGCCATTTTCCTGCCTTTGTAAAAATCATCTTCGGGATTTTCTTTTGCCTCTGATATTGCATCGTTTGCATTATCCAGCACTCTTGAAACTATGTATTTAAATTCATCACTCATCATAATCCCCCCTGTCTTTCAATTCTTTAATTCTATCATTTATAGATTGATTAAAATTTCTGATTTCTTTATTCCAGTGTTTAATCAGCCCTTTTTGTTCTCTCTCGTCTTTATTATCCCAGTCCGAAACATATGCTTGTGGATTTGATATTTTATCTTCATGTTCAGCTATACCGGTCTGATACTTTCTAATCGCTCTTTTAAGAGAATTTGAGCTTTGATTTACTATATCTTTCTCTGCAAAATACTGCAGGTTCAATTTCATTGTACCATCATTTGCAGTATTTTCAAGCTTATTTTTAATAGCTGTTGTATCTGTTTTTGTAGCATTATGTGCTTTTATTGTCTCCGTCCTGTTAAGGTCACTGCTGCCCTTTACCACTCTCAGCCTGTTATCTTTCGGGCTTATTCCCATCTTGTGGGAAAACTTGTGGTATTCCTTCACCTGTTTCTTTATCTGTGACTGCAGGTCTCCTGTCTCCCCACCTATGGACCTCATGGCTTCAACTTCTCTCTTGGTGGCTCTTATCCCTCTCTCCATAGCTCTCTGTTTCTGTGTGGCTGAGTAATAATCGTACATTTTGCCGTTATATTCTTTCGGTTCCGGTTCATCCGGCCACGTGTTCGGTTCGCTGATGCCCTCGAAAAACGGATAGAATATATGGCGGCAGTTTACTCCGCACAATCCGTCTGCTTCTCCATAGTGGCACTCTGAGAATGGTGGATATTTCTTATTCTTTCCGGAGCGTGAGTATATCTTGCCCTGCCAGGCGGCATGCGATGGACGTGCTCCCCAGTGTTTTGACACTTCCACGAGGTCTGTGTTCATAATATCACAGTTTCTGTTGCTTATCCTAGCCGAAAGCTGGTGGGCTGATGTTCTTACACACATTCTCACTGCAGTATCAAGCTGATAAGTGCGTCCGCTGGCATAGTCTACACTTCTCAAACCGCTCTTTGCCATCTCCCGAACTGCCTGTTCTACTGCTGCATCATAGCTCATTCCACCTGATACCATATTCATCAGAGCTTTATCCAGTGTACGTATATATGCATTCTCAAGACTGGTAAAGTCATGAGGTCCTTTGAATCCCATTGTCCTTGTGAGGTTCTTTAGCGTGCCCTGTGTGGCTATGCTCATCTCCTCTATGAGCTTTACTATGCTTGAGTCCTTTGTGAGTGTCTGTCCGGCCTGATGCCACGCATACAGGTCGCGGTTAAAAGACATGTCTCCGGCTTCGGCTATTATCCGGTCTCCTGCCTCTTCCGCTTCCCTCTCCATCTGCCTGATAGCTATCATGACATCCCTTTTATACTGCTTTGTCTCATTTGCCACCATCTTTTTGTATTCCGGGTCTGCATTGAGTATTCTCATGACTTCAACACGGATTTTCTGTGTATCGTATCCGGCGCGTCTTAAAGCCATGACCTGAAGCTCTGCTGTCTCTGTGAATCGCCCTGTCTTCTTGATTCGCCTGGCAATATCTGCTATTATATCCTGCTCAGATGCCTGTATGAGTGCAGCACCTTTGTCTCCAAGCATCTCCAACTGGTTCTCTGTCAGCATTTAGTACCTCCTAGTCCTCCTCTTCCGGATCCGGCTCCTCCTGTGCGCTGTCTAATATCTTCTCTGCCTCGTCTCTTTCAATATTCAGGCTCATCATAAGGTATCTGATCATAAACTCAGGTATCTCAGAAAACGACATTGCATCAGCTCTCATGTTGTTCATCCGCGTGGTCTTATCCTCGATATATGAATCATCAAAATCTATGCAGACTTCTTTGCCTATGTCGTAGGATGTTTCCAGAAACGTATTTGAAAACCACAATACAGCCCTTATTATGCCGGTGATATAGTCTACTGCCTCTTTGCGCTGCTTATTCAGCTCCTGCATGGCATCCTGACGCTCTCCGATATACTCCGTTGCTGTCTTAATCTGTCCGTTCTCGAAGGTGTACTTTTTGGAACCAAAACCAAATGTCATGGAAAAGAGGCTCAGGCACAGTTCAAATGACTTTGTAATCTCATCAACTCTTATCTGCGGATTATACTCCTGTATTATGCTCTTTGCCTCCGGGAGCTTTTCTCCCAGGAATACAAATAATTTCTTCAAAAGAGAGCTCTTTTCTCTTATCCTGCCTGTCTCAGGGTCTATTCCTACAATCGCCTCATTCGTGAGCACAAGTTTTTCGCCCTTTTCAAGGTCTGTGGTCAGTATCATGTTGCAGAGGTCTATTTCCTTTAGTGTCGGTATTGCTCCGTACACCTTTGGATAGCCAAATCCATCCATGTACCGGATATTATTGACCTCTGCCACCCTCATTACTGCAAACGGCTTTACATCTCCCAGTATGATCCAGTAAGACGACAGTTCTTTTCCTTTCTCATCGAACACAAATGTATCTGCACGGTAATTTCCGTCCTCTCCTTTGGTGAACATGACCATTGTTGTCCTCTTTTTATCTCCCTGATAGTCATTCGCTGAGAAACATGCCTCTATTACATCATCATTTTCCACCAACAAAGGTGTATAGTTCTCAGCGTAGCAGTATGTTATGCGGATTTTTCCGCCTGTTGCCTTGCCGTTATCAAGATATATGGCATCTTCCAAGCGTATGTATGCTGCCACTGTTCCTGTCGCACTCATATGCTCAAGCTGTTTACGATACATCACGTTAAATCTGTTATCATCCAGCATCTTGTTGACTGCTGCCGTCTGCTCTTTCGTACCCATGTTTATATTTATGATTTCACACAGGTTGGCATCATCCGCACACCCTCTCTTGGCAAAGCCCATACGCTCTATCTCGTACTGCTCGCCCTGTATGGTGGTCCTTTTATGGAAATCGTCTATTATCTCATTCCTATACCACATATTCGCCACATCGATATAGCCGTATGGCTTTGTATTTACCCTGTATCCCATTTTCTTTATCTTTGCTTCAACACAGCTTTCCATCTGTTTCCTCCTTATCTGTCTAAGTCTATATACTCTATAAAATCAAGCATCGTGTAACACAGTGCATCCCACCAGTCATTACAGTTGCCTATGTTCTTATCCTCCGGGATGTTGGGGTACTTCTCATCCCACTTGAGTGTGCCTATTGCCTTTCTTATGTTCACACACCTCTTATGCACTTTCATTCTGCCGGTATTGAGCAGTAAATCTACAGTCCTCGGTCTCTCTGATATCTCATTCTTACGGCATCCTGCTATATGGTCATACGGAAGTCCCTCTTTTTTTGCTGCGCTTCGCAGCGAATTTATCATTGTTGTGCTGGCAGAGTCCGGAAATGTCCAGTCTATACGCTCATACTTTGCTGCACATCTGCGATAAAACTCTATATACTTGTCACAGATGTTATTGGCATCTATATCCGGGGACAGCTTCAGATAGTCCTCTTCCACAGGATAAATAAAGTGATACCCTCTGAAATATAGTGAACACACCATTGTGGTCATGGATCCATTACCTCCGAAGTCCATGCCTATTACGACCTTACTCGGCCTTGGGAACAGCTCTCCGTCCTTGTTATATTTCAGTATTGAGTCATCACACAGATATGGGATATTATTCTCTGCGAATTTACGGAATATAATGCCCTCTGCTACAGCTCTCTCACCTTTTATATCCCGTTTGTACCACACAGTGCCTTTTTGGTATGTTTTAAGGACCGTCCTGATTTTCTCATCAGACATGCTCATGTTATCTACCAGGGTGAAATGTCCATAGTTATATCCGTAATTTTCATCATTCGCCTGCTGCTCCTCGTGGAATTTCAGTATTTCGGTATAATACCAGTGTTCCTCTTCTTTTGGGTTCAGATCATGGAATATCTTACGGTCCGTGCTGGAGAGTGTTCGGTCAAATACCTCTTTCAGAAATTTCCTATGACACTCATTTGCCTCTGTGACATATGCCATTCCATATGTATTACCCTTTATAAGCTTCTCATCTCCGTCTTTTCCTCCTCCGGACACGAGCACTATCTTCTCTCCGGTCTTTGTCTGGACATATACACAGTCCCTGTCCTTGTATTTGCCCTCTCTACATCTGCCTTCGAAGTAATTGAGCAGTCCATAGCCATCACAGTCCAGTATATTCAGCTTGGCCGTGGCATTTGATACTCCTGCCACTAAATGAATTTTATTCTTGTGGGTTTCCAGCAGACTGCAGAATATCAGGGTCTGTAATACGTTTTTTCCGCCTCTTTTTCCACCTTCTGCTACGTTAAACCAGCTATTTATGCACCTCTGCATATATTCATATTGTCTTTCACTCAGTGGTGCCGGTCTGTTCACTCTCCTCATCCCCCTCCAAGTCCTCTATCTTCCTGTTCGGTACCGGATTTTTCAATACATCCGTTATTATCTGCATATTGGCCAGTATCTGCTCGGCAGAATCATCCTTTACATTTGCCCGCTTCTTGTCAAACTCAGCTTTGTATTTATCATCCGGATGCATGAGAAAGTACTTCGTCAGCCAGTCTATTGCTTTCTGCTTATCATACAGGCTCAGGCTGATATCTCCTTTTACTGTTTTTGCCTCTCTCACGAGCTGGGTATCTGTCTGATCTGAATCTTTCCAGACGATTTTATCCCCCTTTATTTCGTAATAATCTCCTGCATCCGCGAACGCTATCCTCATCTGCAGCTCCACAAAATCTGACTCTTTTGCCAGCAACTGCTGCCTCTTTAACTCTGTCAGGTGCTCTATTTCACTTTTTACCTCCACATTTCTCAACAATTCATATCCATGTGCTCTTGCTGTATTCAGTGAACATCCATATGCCTTCTGATAGCTCTGTGTGGCATTGAATGTCTGGCTGTAAAAGAGACAAAATAATTTTTTTCTTTCATCTAATGCCGGATTTTCGGTATTATCGAACACCTGTTCTTTTTCTGTTTCATCAGAGACTGCTGCACCTTTGATTTTTTGTGTGCACACTTTTTTATTTTTGTGTGCACACTCTTTTTTTGCATCTCTACTATTACGCTTTTCTCTTACCCAATTATATCTCTGCTTCCAGCTTTTCACGGTGTTGACGCTTGTCTCGTACTTTTCTGCTATCTCTTTGTACTTCATTCCGGCTATGTAATCCAGCTCTGCCTGCTCATATTTTTCCACGTCTTCACCTCGCTTTCTGTATGTCTATATCACTTTGGTTTTCCACTGCTTCCAAAATACCATGACGCAAAATTATCACGATTTTTCTTGTACCACCTGTCGTATGTTGATGTCCTTGACGATGTGTATTCATCATCTGCTTTCCTGACAGTTTTCTCCGCCTTTACTGGTGCCACCTCTTTGCGACGCTCGTTAAGTGCATTTCTTGCTTCCCTGGTTGCCTTGGCTTCGTTGTATAGCTTCGGATTCTTTCTCAGCTCATCTGCGTTTTTCAGTGAACGTATTTTATAATTAAGGGCAGTGCTCTTATCCATGAGATAGTTGCCTGCCTTGTCAAGTTCTTCTCTCGTGGTGAATTGCTTGGCAAATTGTTCACCGGTTAGCTTTCCGGAGTCAATGTCATGCAACTTGCTTTCCATCTTTGAGTTTTTGATATATCCATCTTCTCCCCCGGTCTTTCGTTTGGCGCCATTGTACATAAAGCGGGCTTGTTTTTCGCCAGGTGCTGTATTTGACCATCCTCCACCAATGCCACTGCTGCCGCCTCTGCCGCCAAAATATTGTAGGTTTATATCCATATGCTCTCCTTCCTAGAGATTTATGTACTTATACCCGTTTTTCTTGGCATATTTGACCGCTTCATCTCTTGTCTTAAAGCTCAATCTCACATCGTCTTGTGTTTTTATAGGTTTTTTATGATAATTTCCATCTTCATCCCAGTTCATCAGTACATTTCTTTTACCTGTCATGTAAAAACTCTCTCTGGTCGCCCTGCCGTGTTCGTCCGGTTCTTTCATCCTCGTTATCGCAACTGTCCCACCTAAACCGCCACTGCTGCCACGTCCTCCAAAATACTGCAAATTCATTACCATTGTGCTACCTCCGCTTTATGGAACTTCTCACTGAAGCTCTCTATGTGTACTATATTGCCTTTACATTCCTCCGGTACCCGGCCATAGAATATGATCTGCGCCGGATCCAGTCTTTTTATCATTTCCTCGTATCCCTCCAAGAATATTTTCTTTCTCTCTTTGCTGTTTTGTGTTCCCAGTGAGCTTATCGCTACAACACTCTGTGTAGGTTCTCCATCAAAGCACCACTCAAACGACTCACTGCTGCTCCAGCATATTGTCGGAATTACCTTTATTCCGCTCTCCTGCCAGTAACGTGCAATCCAATGCTTACGATAATGGTTATATATCTGCATTGCCATTGGGAAATCTGTGTACAGGCTGAAATCAGGTGACAGCACGTATCTGAACCGTCTGAGCATTTCTATGTATCTGTCCGGATATGTCCACACCCGGTTAAATTGATAATCGTCCAGGAAGAAGTGTACTGCTTTATTCTGCGGATGCTTCTCACTCTTGGCATAATTAAATCCAATGAAATCAGCCTGTTCGAATTGTGCTTGCCCTATTGCCGGAATATCATATTTTCCCTCTCCCGGAAATCGCATTATCTGTATATTCTCGTAGTTTCTCGTTTCTCTATACATCTTTTCCCTCCGTATAGAAAAAGAGCCATACACCAGCCGATTTCTCGGTTAGTATATGGCTCTTGGCTCTATCTATCGTCATTATATCATTTTGTCCTGCTTTTTGCTACTTCTTATGTACGCTGTGTATACATGTCTTGTAGTATTTACATGCCGGTGTGCAGGCCTTATCAGGTTCATATGCACATCTTATAGGTTCTATGGGTTTTACTCCGCTGTAAGTCCTGCTGTTCAACTGCTGCCTCCTAAGTTAATCTTCGAACCGGGCATTTTTCACAATGTTCTTCTCCCATTCTGTTATATGCCTCGTCATCCGTTGCCAACGGATACTGTGACGGCCATTTGCAATATTCATCACATATCCTGTCGTGGATATCTTCAAGAATCTGTGGAAGAGACATGTCTTCCTGTTTCTCGTGTTGTCTCATCTCTGTCATCTCCTTTCTCGTAGCCCATACACTTTACCGGTCTGCTTGGTCTACCGCATTTTTCGTAATATTTACAGTTTAAGCATTCATTTCTGTTCATTGTGTTTCGTCCTCTTTGGATTTGTACTGCTGCATCGATATATATCTAATTTTATCCATTTTGGGGGATTCAGTTTTTCTGAATACCAATCAATCATATTGGGGTATTTTCTTCTGCTCCAGTTCTTGTACCATTTGTAAAGCGCGTACCATGCCATGCTACTTATCCTTTTCTTCCTGAAGCTTATCGTATTCCCTAATCAATAGCAGTCCTATCACAAACTCTGTTGTTCCGATCAGAGTAAACGTTAAGAGTATCCCATATACTATTAAATCTATTTCTGACATATTATTCTCCTATTCTGCTAATATCCATATCTGATTCTTTCATCCTGCATTTCATCAATCGGTTGCACTTCCTTAACCCATATCACCGCGCCTTGTGGGTGTTCGTAATACCATATATCCTCAATAGGTTCGATTTTGGATAGTACCCATGCATAAGGAGTTTTGTATCTTTTCCTTAGGTCTGCATAAGTAATATAAACACAATGCTTATCCCTTTCATCTGCCCAATTTGAGTATGAAATAGGATATGCGGAACTAATGACAGCTGTTGCAACCACTCTATGTGTTCTGCTTTCTAGCAAATAGATTGTTTCATTTTGCTTTTTGGTATTGCTGCCCCTTATTTCAATGGTCTTTTTACCGCTAACAATAAGGTCTAACCATTTCTTTTTGATAATCAGTCCGTCCATGCTCTCTCCTGTTCTGTCAACTTAATGCCCTCCATACTCTATCAGATTCACCTATTTTCAAGTCTCTTGGAGCTACCTCTGTTACTTTACAGTTGCTCATATTATCACCTAGCGGACAGTTTTCACAGTGGGGGTTATCCTCACACACTGTCTTAATGATTTTCAGTGCAGTTAGAATACTTTTCGCCTCTACTACTACTCCGTCAACTTCTTTCTTTGCCATTATCTTTTACCTCTTTTCTTTTTCTTTCTCCTGATTAATTTTAGCGGGCAATCCGGTAATCTTTTCTCACCTGTTAAGTCGTTATTCCACGGTAGCGTAGTACCTGTCAGATAACAACTGCATGGTGTTTCTTCATCGTCCGTGCAAAATGGTGCCATCCAAAAAAAGCAGTCTATGCATGCGCATGGCATCTTGTTGGTTGATACTTTCACTATGTGTTTAGGGTTCCATGCTGTCATCCTTCTTCACCTCTTAATTCTTCCAGTTTTGCTTCGGCTTCTGCTTTTGTGAGGAATATACTTTTTCCAAAGTCGTTTGTGTCAAAATCATATTCTTCATAAACATCTCCGCATTCGTCAAAACTACAACAATTATACTGATATGAATATGTATCAATACCCAAAAAGGATATGATAATTTCGTTTAGCCTTACTGGTACAACTATATCAAATAACTTTTCGGGATAATAAAGCATATCTCCCACCTTGCAAGGCAATTTAACAAGTCTGCCCTGTTCCTCTAGGTCCTCATATTTTTTCAGTGTTTCTCTTAAATTTGCCATAGCCCACAAATTGCGATAAAACAATGCAAAAAGTCCAACTTCGCTATCCAATTCAATCGAAAGCACGGAACCCATATACTCATCAAATTCTTCGTCTGACAAATCGCTTAAGTCTTCACCGCACATATCTTTCATAAGATTTCTTACGAGCTGTCTACTGTCAATGTCTAAATCATAATCTCTGTACCTTGCGTTACGTTTATCATCTGCATAGCAACTATTATGTGCCAGTTCAATCATTGACATATCAGATACTTCTTTGTTACTTGTTAATCTCTTCATTACTGCTCCTTCCCATAATTGTTACCTTGTTACAATAAATTTATTGATTAAGTCGTATGGAATATTGTGTTCTCCACTTTCTACTCCAAATCTGACATAATATGTAAGTAATCCATTTTTCTTTTCATAATAATCACAGTAATTTTCTTCTGTTCTTCCATCACGAAAGAAAATTTTAATCATATAACCACTTGTCATGTCATCCTCCTGAGGCAAAGGGAGCTGGGTAAGGGCTCCCTTGTGTATAAATGGCTTACAAATCAGTTTTCGTGATATAAATTAATTCGCATGCCCGGTTTCTTTCGCGTTACCGCAGGTGTTTCAACCCAATCTGTAGGCTTCTGACTCCTGCCAGAAAAAATCTACTCCGGAGAGAAGTCTTAAAACTTCAAGCTCCGGTTTATAGTCCGGATCTGTGAAGCATATTCCTATGGCCATATCGTCATTGTATGTTAGCAGCCAGTCATCGTGTACCACAGGTGAGCACGGTGGTATCTCGTCCTCTGTGCACTTGCATGGAGCTATCATAGCAAGACGCTTATCATTTATCAGGCGAGCGCCTTTTGGTGTCTTTGTGACCGAATATACGTTATCGTTCTGTATAATCTTGATAAGTGATATATAAGCCGGATCTGACACTTCCGCCATGTCCCAGAGCATTGGTTCAAGCTCCATCTCATGCTGTGGACTGCTGCCCTTTTGATATTTGATAAACTCCCCCGGCTTTGGTGCCGGTCCTAATGCCTTTATTGCGGTACCGAGGAACTCCTTGTTGATGTATGAAGCATTCGCCTCTATTATCCAGCCAGTGCCATGGAGAATATACATCATCCTTTTTGTGAGGCCAAACTTGACACCCCACGATTTATAATCTGCTTTTAAAACTTTTTCAAACTTGCTGCAATCTATGAACATTCTGATTCTCCTATCCCTGCAATATAAAACATGTCCTGATGCAAGATACATGTGTTAAATCCGTGTCTTTTAACTACTGTGAAGTATTTCATTACCTCAACTATTTCAAGTGTCTCTTGGCCTGTCGGCTCATCGTCCTCGCGCCCACGCTGGTCAGCTCGCATTTTGCGATAGTCTACGCGGACGTTTTTCTTGCCCTGTAGATAGTCTATAACCTGCTGCCTTATCTGTTTAAGCGACAAGCCTCCTATTGGCTCTCTGCTCATCCGGTTAAGGTCTTGTGAAAATATATTTACTTTACTCACTTTTTAGGAACCTCCATTTGTCATATTTTCTGTCCCGATCCGCGAAATCAGGATAAAACTCATCCAGATAGCTCTTAAACATCTCAAGCATCTCTTTGCGGTCTCCACTGCTGCCGTTGTCCATCATGTGATGATGGTACCGGCATCCGACTGCTCCGTTCTGCCTGATGCCAAGTCCCATGGATGAGCGTGGTATGTAGTGCATGATATCTGTTATGTCCATCTCAAGGACTGCTGCCGGTGGCATCTTATAGCCTATCTGGCAGAATATGCACTGATAATTGTCTCTTTCCTTGATCGCCGCACGTTCTTTTGTGGAAAATTCAAGGTATTTTGTGTACTTTGCCATTTATCCCACCCTTTCTGCCTTCTGTTCTATTGGGAAGTGCCTTATAAGCTCCTTTGTGGCATTGTGATAGCACTGGGTTCTATCCTCTTCGGTTACTTTTATTACTTCCTTGTCTCTTTTTCGGATTCTGATGGTGTGTTCTCTTCCGGTCTCTTTCAGTGACATTGTGAGGCCATAAAACTTTTGGCGCGGTAAGTATGTTTCATAAAACAAATCCATAATTGTCTTCATAGTGCCTCCTACAGCGCTTTACGCTGTTCTTCCAGTTCTTTTATCTCATCAAACAGTGGATGTGTGCCCTTGATCAACTTAAATTCATCATCATCCGGCACAAATCCCATATGTTTTGTCTCCATAACCAGCTTGTAGACCAGCATGGCATACTCTGTATTAAGCTCATTGTTCCATGAGTTGTATATATTTTTGTACGTCATATTATTGTGTAGTGCGCACAGTATATAAACAGTTACAGGAAGGTTTTGTGCCATGCGCTCAACATTTTTCTTTTCCTCGCCAACATAGTCCTGATAATGCTCATCTATGCGATTACACAGGTTTCTGAATGAGAAACTACTGAATCCCATCTGCATTCCTATCACTATAAGTGAATTTATGACCTGTAAATCGTCTTTCAGTTGGATTTTGCCATGCACTGTCATATCAACAAACTCCCCGAAGTGCTCCCAGAAGTTATGTTCTATATTGTTGAGTCTTGATGTGCTATCTCTAATCCTTGATGCAAGCTCAGAGCTTTTCTTATTGCTCGAATCGTACTCCTCCGGCTCTTCTATTTTTCTCTTGATTACTATATAGCTTCCCGGGCAGTGGTAAAATACAAGGTCCGATGTGTCCTCTGGAAGCTCCGGGAGCACTGCATCCTCTGTGTTCCACAGACTTATGCTGTCCACATTCTCATATCCCGGTGTATATCCTCTCATATCGATCTCAGACTGCTGCACTCCCTTTTCTTTGAGCAGGGCTACCAATTCCTCTCCTTTCTTCTCTCTCTGCTTGTCTCGAATATTCTGTTCGATACGGTACTTGAGGTTTTCGCTGCTCGATGCCTGTGAAAGAATCTTGTTTCTCTCATCCACGTCCTCCACTCTCTCCAGCTCATACATATCCTTGAGCGTAAGCTGAAATGCTTCATCATCCTCTTTCTCCTTAAGTACTCCCTGATCAAGCTTTGCAATATTAAGACGGTGGTATATGGTGCTCTTTGAGAATCCTGTCTTGTCAGAAAGTGTTTCAACAGTCTCGCCCAGGTCAAGCATAAGCTGGAAGCTCTCGGCCTGTTCATATATCGTGAGGTCATTTCTCTGCATGTTTTCCTCAAGCATCATGGATATCTGCTCATTCTTGGTGAGTCCGTATACTATACGGCACGGTGCTTCACTGATACCGGCAAGCTTTGCCGCTGCTGTTCGGCGATGTCCTATCAGTGTGGTGTAGCCTTCGTCGCTCCACTTCGTCTCAATCAGCTCCTTGAGCTCATCGGTCGGGTCTTCGGTGTACGCTTCCACGACTGCTGCCATCTCATCCATTGTGAGCCAGTGTCCCGGCATTACTGTAAGGTTCTGCAGTATTCCTCTCTTTTTGATGGAGTCAGCCAGTTCAGTTACATCTCCCACGTCCTTTCGCGGGTTGTCCGGGTGTGGGTATATTGCCGACACCGGTAGCATAGTCAGTTCTTCATTTTCCATTTTCTTCCGGTCCTTTCTTCTCGCACTGGTCTTTAAGCCAGTTGCTATACTCGTGGTATTGTCTTTTTATGCAATAATCGTTGCCTTTCAGCATTTCTAGAATCTCCTGCCATTTCTCTGCGTACTTTACAGGCTCTCCCTTTACGGTCACCCAATCGGCAAGCTCCCACCTTGGAATCCACTCGTATATTGCAGATTCCAGATACAGTGAATCAGCATATATCTCTATCAGTAGTTCCTTGGTGTTCAGCCTCGACAGGGCTCTTTTGAGAATCTCAAGCTCTGATTCATGATTAGTCATGCTTCTGAGATACTCTATTTTGCTTAGCGTGGCTTCGACATTGTTCTTGGTTGTATACGATAAAACATAGCCTGCTGCACCACAGTTTCTTTTTATCGTCTTGATTGATGTGTAAATGTATATTTTTACAGTCCTCATTGAATCGCTCCTCTATAAGCCTCCTATGTGGGCTACAGCGTTTTTTGAAAAGAGCATTTTTTAGATTTTTGTATGTATATTTATTCATCTATAGGAAAACGGCATCCGATAAGCCGCCTGTGCGGTCTCCCGGACTCTTGTCACCCTCTTTCAGCCGTTTTTCCATGTAATAAATATACGAATAGCCTGTTATTTTATTTACCCCGCATTTTACGGAATCAGGCACCACATAGAAGCCCTTTCTCGGCTTGATGCCGTCGCGGAAGAAGCGCGCCACCGTCCAGTGGCTGTATTTCTTCTTTTCCGGCTGCGGTCTGATGAGGTTCCTGCTGCTATCCACCCGAGTGAACGCTTTCTGTTCCTCTTCGCCGAACAGGTTGTACTGCCCCTCAATGCCTTTCTTCTCCGGCTCTGCAGCAAGATACTTGGCTACATTCTCTGCTCCATCTATATCAAACGGAGCTATATTCACATAGTTGTGTCCTTTTATCCACAAATCCGCTATTGTTTTCTGCCACATCTCCTTGATCACAAGGTCTATGTTGTCTATATGGTTTACCAGGAGATGTATATGCGGTCCTCCACGCTTTCCTATCTCCATTCTCTTTACCCACTTGAATGGGATGCCATGCTTCTTGTAGTATGCGGTCATTAGACGTCTGAACTTTTTCCAGTCAGCTCTCATGCGATCTGCATCCGGTCTCGTGCCTCTCGGGTACTTGAGTGTGGTCCATGCATCGCCTGTGTGAAAGTTGGCCAGTATGACGTACCTAAGGTTCTTCTCTTTATTCCATTGATTCTGTCTGGACATCTGCTCAGGGGTAGCTTTCTGTCTCTTTGCTCTCTTCTCTCCCTTAGCTCCATTACGTCCTACGAACTTTATCTCATAGGCTGTATACTCTCCAAGGTCGAATGTGTACTGTGTATATGTCATAGCCTGTCATAAAATTAATACTTTAGATTGTTTTTTACAGGCCTCTCTTCGAGGCCTTGAGCTTTGCTATTTCTGCCTGCAAAACGGCGTCAAATGACTCTTCTCTCCTGCGCTTTCTCTTTGTCGCTGTCTCTGTTATGTATGTGCCCGCGCTCTGTCTTTCTAACTGGGAGCGTACTTTTTGTATCCTCTGCAGCAATCTTGCCCGCCCTCCTTATTTCCATTGTCCTTCGGATGCTCTCGCGCTGTCCTTTTTCGATCCATTCAAACCATATTCCCAAAAGCGTCATACACACTGATATGAGCATCCCTCCAATAACAAGCATCTGTCCCTGTGGTGCTGGGCTATCTATGCCCATGCTACACAGGAGAAAGAAGCTTATGCCTGTCGTTATTAAAATTTCACCTTTTTTCATGTCCTGTCCTTTCTGTTCGTTTCCAGGCTTGACGGAGCACCGATTTTATGTACAAAATAGGTTTACGTATGTATAGATGGAAGTTTTAGTTTAATTTACAGGAGTTAAATAGCATTTTCGGTGCTCCATCAAGCCCAGAAGTATATTATTTAATTTGTCATTTTTAAGCTTGTCCACTGAGACTGCAGATGCAGTCTATGCCTCCTCCGCAAGTCTCAATGGCACATTTTCTACTTGTTCTATTAGTTTTTGTTCTAATTTTTGCTTCTGTTCCTGTGTCAGATCGTCAAAACGATATATCTGATCATCTTCCAGAGTGTGAACGAATATCCTATATTTGAGTGCTATGGTTATCACCTCCGGTAAATACTATGCTTATACTGCATGTTCGCTTGCCTTTTTCTGCTTTCATCCCCGGGCTTGCCGGTTGTATTTTCTATTGAGTCAGCATGTTCTTCACTTCTGCCTTGAGCTCGACAAGACTCGCAAGGTACGCTGCTTCTGTGAGGGTTTTCTCTCTCCTAAGTGTTTGATACTGTTCCTCGTTCCAGTCTTCCCTTGTGTTCATGCAGAATCTGTTATATTCTTCCTTCTTCCTGCAGTCTGCCTCTCCTGCTTTATCTATCTTGGTGAGGATCTTCTCAAGCGTGAGTGTTTCTTCCTTTGTCATGATCTTTCCTCCCTCTGTATTCTGTGTATTAAATCTTGCTTTTCTCTGCCTTTCAGTCGTATACTCTCCTTACAGGACGTTGCAGCGTCCGAGTAAATATATAAGTGAGGTATTTTTATGTCTTTAACACCTTCTGATGTCATTCAATTAATTGGTATACTGGCATCTCTCATTACAAGCATTATTGCTATAATCATTTCTGTATTAACACTCAAACAAAACTCTAAAATGATTGATGAAACATCACGTCCTTATGTAGCCATATACGCTAAAACCACAAATTTCCAATCGCCGCAATATTACTTAGTCATAAAGAATTTTGGACAAACTGGAGCAACTATATCTTCAATAAAATGTTCTCCTGATATCGCTCCATTCTCTTTTCGAAGCGACCACATTCCATTTTCCAATTTTGCAGAAACATATATTGCTCCCGGCCAATCATTTATATGCAATGTTAAGGCAAGGGAATTCTGTTCACAGAAAGAAATATTTTATTTCGATATAACTTATATTGGAAATGGAAAGGAATACCATGATACATATCCTATAAATCCAAAAGCAGATGCTGATTTAATACATGTAAGGGCAGCTACTGATGGTGAGGAACTTCGCAGTATCTCATACGCTCTACAGGATTTAATTGAAAAGCAGTTATAACTCGACTCGTTTTTCTTTTACTCTCTCTTTGATCCGATCTGTTATAAACTCAAGTGCTTCTACTGTTTGGGCTTCCTCTGGGAGTCCTTTTTTTATGGTTTCAATTACACTTTCTACAACTAGATTGACTTTATCCTCATCCAAATATGTTGTGTTTGCAGTTTCAAAATCATTTTGAATTATGTTTAGCATATCTCTCTCCTTTCCTCTGCATTCTGTGTATTAAATCTTGCCTTTTTCTTCTTTCAGGTCGTATACTCTCCTTACAGGACGTTGCAGCGCCCGAGTATTGAGGAAGGAGGCATACATATATGGAATTCACAAAAGATACATCAAAAATTCTCACTGCCATATACAAAACCTACCTTGAAAGGCTTAACAATGGCTATTCAAAATCAGATGCCAAATATTTCGAACTTGATTTCTATAAAAATATTCCAGCCTTGTCTTCATGTTCTGAAGATGATGTTATTTATTCAATCGAAGAACTCTCTGATGCAGGATTCGTAGATGAATATATTTCTGGTGACTTTCAAGTCCAAAATTCATTAATTGCTCATATGGAAAATCGTTTCCAGAAAGAAATTGCCATTGTTACTAAATATCTGGCTGATCTGATAGCCGGTATTGTACCTGGCCTAAAATTCTAATCTATCTTTGGAGCTTCGTATTTTTCAGTCCTTGAAATTGCAAGGCTCCATTTTCTTCCATCAGCTTCAATATTTAAATGACTTATCATTTCAACAGGCTCTCCATTAATAACAACAAGGCCTTTTTCTGTATCAATGTAAATTGTCTTTAATTTCTTCACGGTCTCACTCTCCTTCCCCCTGTATCCTGTCTAGCAGCGTTTCTGCCTGCAACACTGCAGTCTTCATCTCTGTTGCATCTACACCAAGCTCTCGCATCTTCTCTTCCAGTGGTACCGGCTCATGGTCTTTCTTGGGGTACTGCTGATATATACTCTCTGCAGCATGGAGTCCGTACCGGTAATAGCATTTCACTGCAATCTCCGGTGTGATGGTTCCTTTACCCGTCACAGTGCATCTGCTCTTATCACTGTAAGTGAAAAATATTTTCCACATGGTCTTTTCCTTTCTATTCAGTTGTCCTGTAAGGTTGACTGTTATTCAACCTTTTCTGCAAAAAAAATTTCATCTCTGACCTCGTTAGTCAAGTGAAGTATTCCCTGCATGGCAATTATCTCTGAAGCTTTAAATTCTGTCTCATTATTAAGCTTCTTGTATAAGCCTTCTCTTGTTATTCCCAACTTTGATGCAATGGCTGTAATTGTAATTCCTGATTCAGAGATAATCTCATTAAGTTTCTTACTGTCTGTCAAAATAATGCCTCCTTCCACGTTGAATGTTATTCAACCTACATTCATAATATACCCATGTTGATTGTGTGTCAACTCTTTTTTACATTTTTGTTGAATTTAGTTCTCGCATATGTTATTATTCATTTAGAAAGTAGGTGATTAATATGACTATTCAAGAGGGAATCGGTAAACGTATCCGTTCTCTTAGGGAATTTAATAAACTATCTCAAACTGAACTTGCCGTTAAAGTTGGTTATAAAGACAAAACCTCTATCGCAAAAATTGAGGCCGGAAAAGTAGATTTACCTCAAAGTAAGATATTTGCATTTGCTAAAAATTTAGGAACAACACCATCTTATATACTTGGAGATAATGAATCTCCTAACTATATGGAGGAAAAGTGCTCTTTTATTAATGACAACGATAAAGCAATTCTTGATAAGTACCACCAGCTTAACGATAAAGGCAAACAACGGCTCCTGGAGCGTGCCGATGAGCTTATTGAACTGGGTTACGTTGCAAAAGGGGACGAACTAAAAGAGGCTTAAAATATACTGTTAAAGAAAATATTATAAAATTTAAATAGAGAGGTATTTTATATGTCTTTTTTTTCTAAACTTATTAACTTAATAAAAAATGATTCTGACTTTAGTGCAGATCCACCAAAACAACAGCATGTGAATATACATGGATATAATTCTAGAGCTACTCTCTACAAAATGGACACTTTGGAAGAAATCCAAAGTATTCCTGTTCCCACAGCTCCATTCGAACTTAGATGCGATTTTACCGAAAGTATAGAGTATGTTCTTCAACGAAAGGCCACTCAATTTAAACGTGCTGGAGATATGGACTGTGCTATTGCATGTTTGCAAAAGGCTTTAGAAATAATTCCATTTGCTCCAATGACCTATACCGATGTGAATTCACGATTAGAAAAATACCTGAGAATAGCCAGACGTTTTTCTGAAGCTGACTCTATCAAATCTAATGAACCTGTAAATAATGATATAACGAAACATATTAAAACATCTTCAGTGTTATCTCTATCCGAGATGTCCAATATGATAGAAGTAACTGCATCTCCAAGAATATGTGGTGAATGTGCAAAATATCAAAAACGTATATATGCCAAGGGTGGGAAAAAGGGTTTTCCAGATATGAAGATCTTTATTGATTATCTAAATCACAAAACATGTGATTGCAATCTTGCTTTTTATCCCTTCTTCTACGGAACTGATCCTACCTTTACCAAGGCTTCAAATGCCGTTCGATACAGTAACCGTCCATTTATTGATGATAGAACTTCTAGTGAAAAGCAAGAATACAATAACTATATTACAAAACAAAAAACAGATATTAAAGATAGACAAGACTATAATTGGATTTGGGAACATCTTCCAGATATTGCTCCAAAATCATATGGCGGATATCGCAATATGAAAAATCAAAATTCAAAGAATTATCAGAAGCTAGTAGCTATTGCTAAAGAACATGGTTACATAATTTAATAATCGCCCCGGTGCTACCAACACCAAGGCGATATAACCCGTACTCCGAAGAGTATAATAGGTCCAGACAACCATATTATACCTTTCGGAACACCATCTGTCAAAGGATAGGTGTTATTTTTGTACCTTTTTTCATATATTTTTAGAAAGGATAGGTGTAATATGGAAAAACTACGCACTGGCGCTCTGTATATCAGAGTCTCAACAGACAAACAGGAAGAGCTATCTCCTGATGCTCAACGCAGACTGCTGCTTGATTATGCAGCAAAAAACAATATCATACTGTCAAACGAATACATATTTGAGGAAGATGGCATAAGCGGACGTAAAGCAGATAAACGGCCAAACTTTCAACGTATGATAGGGCTTGCCAAATCAAAAGAACATCCCTTTGATGTTATACTCGTGTGGAAGTTCTCTCGTTTTGCACGAAATCAGGAGGAATCAATTGTATATAAATCATTGCTTCGTAAAAATAATGTAGAGGTTATTAGTGTATCTGAGCCTCTTGTTGACGGTCCTTTTGGTACTCTCATTGAAAGGATCATTGAATGGATGGACGAATACTACTCTATACGGCTTTCCGGGGAAGTCACCAGAGGTATGACTGAAAATGCTATGCGCGGTAATTTTCAGGCAAGTCCACCTCTCGGATATTCTATTACGGCACACAAAGCAATTCCTGTTATTGTGGAATCAGAAGCTGAAATAGTCCGTATGATTTTCAATCTATACACTGAGCAGGGTTATTCTATCATTGAGATCACACGTCAGCTCAATGCTCTTGGATATAAAACGCGGGCCGGTAAGTCTTTTGAAAACCGCGGAATCAAATACATATTGACCAATGAAGTATATACCGGTAAATCTGTTTGGAATAAAAGGGATTCTGCATCACGTCCAAAAGACAAGACCGAATGGATTATTGCCGACGGAGCACATGAACCGATTATATCTCCTGAACAGTTTCAAAGGGCAAAAGTCCGGCTTGAGTCAAATTATCGCCCACGATATGCGAAACCAAGTGGCGTATGCTCTCACTGGCTCTCCGGTATAGTAAAATGCTCTGCTTGTGGCCGGTCGCTATCTATTTCTCTTGCAGGTGCCAATAAACAAGGCAAACGGTACATTTACCTGCAGTGCTATGGATATTTGAAAGGAAAATGTAATGTTTCACATGCTATATCAGAAAAGAAAATAGTTCCTATGGTTCTAGCAGCATTAAAAGATGCTATTAGCTCTGAAAATCTATCGTTCAAGGTTATTAATACAGATTCTCAAAACAACTATCCTGCAGCTATTGATATTTATCAGAATCAATTGGATGAACTCGCGAAGAAAGAAAAACGTATTAAAATGGCTTATATGGATGGAATCGATACTATCGAAGAGTATCGTAAGAATAAAGAACTGCTTCTGGAAGAGAGAAATAGTATAGAGAGTCGCATAAATGCACTCCCAAAGCCTGCTGCAAAATCAGACACCACTGCTGCACTCCGCAGCAAAATCAAAACAGTATACGATAGTCTGCTCAATGAAGATCTCTCTATGCAGACACGCAATGATTTATTGAAATCCGTGGTTGAAAAAATCGTGTTTAATAAAAAAGAGTCCACTATTGATGTTTACTTTTATACCTCCAACCCCTTGTAAATACTGGGGTTGGAGAGAGTTTATACGCAAACGCAATCTGGTCATCCAGCTCGGACAGGAGACCTTCTGTCCGTCACAGTACTGCGTCAGAATCG